TAACTATTACAACTACTGAATCTACAATAGCCACATTTAGTGCAGCCGTTGCTTCAGCCGGCCACTATGTCGCCGCTGATGTTAGATATATAAGATTCACCAACAAAGATGATACAAATTTTATTACACTAACATTTAGAAACCAAGATAATGATGAGGCAGCTATTAAGCTTGATGCAGGGCAGTCTTTTATATGGAATGGCGACAATGCTAATGGTATGACAGCTGTTTTAAATGCAACTGAAGATGCTGATGCTGCTTCTTCTACAAATTTCGGAAGCTTAACAAATATTCAAGCTGATGCAGACACGGCTTCCTGCGATTTAGAAGTATTTATAGCTAGCGTATAAGGAGAAGCAAATGGCAGCACCAACATTATCTCCAGCCTCCACGACAAGCACTGTGGTCTTGACTTCCACGGGAAGTATTGCCACGATCGGAAATGGAGGAGGCAATCCGGCGCATTACCCACTTGGTATTTATGTGGATCCCGATTCCGCTCTATACGATATAAATTTTGTTAATGGAGCATCTGACCAGGTTTCCCATACATATAAAAAACTCGGGGGCGATGTATTAGATATAGAATTAACAGTTGGTAACATATACGCTGCCTACGAAGAGGCCACGCTAGAATATTCGTATATAGTTAATATACATCAATCGAAGAATATCCTTCATAGTTCTCTTGGAGCAACAACCGGTACTTTTGATTCTGATGGCCAGAGAACAGACAGCCTAAGTAACAGTAACGTTGGTTTAAAATATCCAAAATTTAAATTTTCTTATGCTAGAAGGGTCATGGATCGTACAATAACGAACGTTGGCTTAGGAGGCACAAGCACAATTTATTCTGCGTCCTGCGCCACAACTGCTTCTACTCAGGATTACGATTTGCAAAAAATTGTACAAGATGCTTCTTCAAATGAAGAAAATCCTTTTTATGCTAAAATAGATAATAAGAGAATTACAGTTAAGAGAGTTTATTTTAAAACACCGCATGCAATGTGGAGGTTCTATGGCTATTATGGTGGCTTGAACACCGTTGGAAACTTATCAACTTATGGTATGTATGCGGATGACTCCACTTTTGAGGTTATTCCGCCATGGCAAAATAAGCTGCAGGCCATGGCTTATGAAGACGCAATTTATACCAGAAATTCTCATTATTCTTATCAAATCAAGAATAATAAAATAAGGATTCATCCATCTCCGGTCAAACATGGGGCCCCCACAAGCTTTTGGTTCGAATTCATGGTCGACGAAGATCCATGGAGTGAGCAAGATGATCGCACCGATGGCGTTGAGGGTGTTAACAACATGAACACTCTACCATTGACGAACATTCCTTATAAAAATATTAATTCTATTGGCAAACAGTGGATCAGACGCTTTGCTATAGCTTTAACTAAAGAAACTCTAGGGCAGGTTAGATCAAAATTTGGTCAGCTTCCAATACCAGGTAACAATGTCACTCTAAATGGTGATAAATTAATTGCTCAGGGTAGAGAAGAACAAAAAGCATTGAGAGAAGAACTACAAAAAGTCTTGGATGAGCTAACTTATCACAAGATGATGGAAATACAGAATAAGATATCAAAGGATACGTCAGAGATTGTAAAGAATTTCCCTTACTTTATTTATACAGGATAATAATGGATGTCGGATGTTAAAAACAAATGGTCACAACCAAATCAACCGCCGCCGCCTTTATTCTTGGGTGAAAAAGAGCGAGATCTAGTTAAGCAAGTCAATGACGAGTTAATAGAGAGGGTCATCGGCCAAGTAATAGCCTATTATCCAATTGATATTGAACATACAAATTTTCATTCCCTTTACAAAGAAGCAATTGTAAAATCTTTTTTACCTCCTGTAAGGGTGCATGCTTTGGTCGATTTTAAAGGTGAACAAACCAGAACAGACGCTTATGGTGTTGATAAGGTAACTAAATTGGAGGTGCACTTTCACAAAAGAAGACTTACGGAAGACCAGGACCTCTTTGTAAGAGAGGGGGATTTTATTGCGTATGGTAAGTTGTTTTATGAAATAGTAAGCTTAAAGGAGCCAAAAGAATTATTTGGTCAAGCAGATAAGAGAATAGAAATAACAGCCGAGTGTCTACAGGCCAGAGAGGGCTTATTTGATGGCACCTAAGAAAACAATTAATGAAGATACGGAGAGAGACGTACCGTACTACAGTTCAACTTTGGAAGATATTGATTTTGCAATGTTCAATTTTGTGGATCAGATCATGAATTTGAGCACCAAAACAAACAAGGGGTTTGAAAAAGTTCCAGTTGTGTGGGCCGGCGCTGAACGAGCCCATAGCATAAAAGATGATGATATCAATAGAGGCATCTCTGGCATGGCCACCTTGCCTATAATTGCTATAGAGAGAGAAACCGTTAAAAAATCAATTGATAAGAGGACAATTCCGTACGCGATGGTCGATCCAACAAATGATTTAAAAGGCGGCTATTTGCAGGTGAACAGAGTAATTAAACAGGACAAGACAAGCAACTTTGCTAATGCCGACGCGTATCGCCGCAAAGGTCAGCAAAACGCCTCGCTATATCGCACAGGACGAGGCGACAAAAATAAGAAAATAGTATATGAGACAATAACAATCCCAATCCCGATCTATCTTAGTTTGATGTATAAAATACACATTAAGACAGAATATCAGCAGCAAATGAACGATTTAATAGTGCCATTCATCCGCAGTTCTAACGGCCATAAAAGAGTGATATTACAACATAATTCCAATCGTTATGAGGCTTTTGTACAAGAAGACTATGGTATAAAAAATACGATCGTCAATTATGAGTCTAACGAAAGAAGGTACGAAGCGGCCATCTCAGTAGATGTCCTAGGATATTTAATTGGCGATGGCAAAAACCAACTTCAACCTCGGATTGTTCGACGAGAAAACGCTGTACAGGTGCGTTTTGCCAAGGAAAGAGTTATAATGGACACGGACGATGGCGATTTTAGATTTTAAGGTACTTTCAATAGGTGTAATACTATTTATCTAAGAAAAAGTTTAAACTTTTTTATAAATTTATAAGTGAGGAGCGTATAACATGGCAGTCGATAAATTTAAGTTTGTGTCACCTGGAGTTTTTATGGAGGAGATCGACGAGTCTATCCTCGAACCTCTTCCGCCTAGACAAGGCCCAATGATCGTAGGCCGTTTTCCTCGCGGCCCCTCTAATAGACCTGTAAGGGTTGAATCATTTAAAGAATTTGTGCAGGTTTTTGGTGAGCCCGCACCCGGCAACGCCAAAGGCGATATTTGGAGAACTGGTGCTCAGACTGCGCCTACTTACGCTGCGTACGCCGCCCAGGCTTGGTTAAGAAATAATTCTCCCTGTACTGTTGTACGATTGCTTGGTAAGCACTCTGTAAACCGCACTGCTGTTGCAGGCGATAAATCACAAGCTGGTTGGGTAACTGACAACACATTCTCTGATGATAGCATGCTGAACGCAGGCGGAGCTTATGGTTTATTTGTTATGCCAAACCCTGATTCATATGCTGGCGGTACCGGAGCCACGGCGACGATTGTGACTCAGGGCTCGCACGCTACCACCGCGGGTAATGAATTGACCTTGACAAATGCTGCAGGAACATCACTAGTTTTCACTTCGCACGCTGACACAACTAACGGCGCCGCAGATCCCCCGACCTTTGCGCAAGGCGGCGACGCTACCGCCGGCCTAGCCAATCTTAAGACTGCTATTGAAGCTAGTTCCTTGGCTTCATCATTTAGCGTTAGCACTCCTACCGGCACTGGCCCGTACACGCTCGTTATCGCGCAGACCGCCCTCGGCGCCACAGGCAATAAAGCGATTACCAGCAACTGTGCCAACTGGAATATTAATGGAGACGGCGTCGCGGGTGATTCCACCTTCACCGGCGGCGGCGGGCCGGCCGTTACTGGATCCCTCGCGGCCATTTGGTACGTACAAGACGGAGCAGTGGTGTTATCTGGTTCTTCGCGAGGCGCCAACGCGCTAGAGGGAGCAGCCACATTAATTAAGTCAACAGATCAGAAATTTGAAGCGAAAATCATTAGAGGCGACAGCAAAACGGTAGAAAAAACTGCGACGTTTAATTTTGATAGCACATCGGATCTCTACATTAGAAAAGTTTTTAACACCAACCCAACAAAAACTAATAGTCAGATAACTGTTTCAACAGATTTAGAATATTATTGGCTGGGCGAAACATTTGATACAAATGTACAGAAGGATTTAACTGTTACTGGTAGCAGCGTAACCAGTGGTGGCGAGTTCTTAGGAGTTATCTTGGGCCTAGATGGTACAACTGGCGAAGCTGGATTTGACTGGGGTGACAGAGTACAACAAAATATACCTGCTAGAACTGGCTGGTTTATTTCGCAAGATAATAGAGGTAACACAACTTCTGGTTTCGACCCGACGGTTCATACTCACAGGTTGTTCAAGTTCCATGCACTTGATAGTGGTGAAAGCGGGAACAAGGAGCTGAAAATCTCTATTGTCGAGATTAAAGCGCCTACTGACAACTACAATACATATGGTACTTTTACTGTAGAGGTAAGACGCGGGTCCGATAACGACTCAAAGCCAGTTGTCCTGGAACGCTTCAGCGGGGTTAATCTAAACCCCACATCCGTTAATTTTATTAGAAAGGTGATCGGCGATAAGCAATATGAATTTGATGCGGCAACTAATGTGCTAAGAGAAATCGGCGATTACGCCAACATGTCTAGCTTTATCCGTGTTGAGACAACTGGCTTGGTTAACAATGGCGGCGCAGAGGGCCTGTTGCCGTACGGCATGTTTGGCCCTGTCGTTCCAAAAACCTGGTCCTTGCTAAGTGGTTCGTCCGTCAGTTCGCTTACCGACGGCAACGGTCTCTCCGTCAGCGAATATGTTATTGCTTCCGGAAGTTCGCCCAGCAGTAATTTCCCTTCAGGTGCGTTTGCTGACGAATCTCGAACGGGGCTAGGACTCGGTGGTATGGTGTACCACGGGTCAGTTGCTAAAGATAATCAATTTACCGCCTCCATGGCCTGGCCTACCACTAGATTGCGAGTTTCTTCTTCGGAAGGCGGCTTAGTGTTGGGTTCTTCGGCTTATTTTGGTTACAACTCATCTCTATTTAATACAAGAAGATACGACAAGACCAATTTAGATCTTCTACGCGGTGCACCAAAAGATTTTAATGGCGGAGATATGTCTGGGTTAGTTTCAAATGCTGCAGCATATCAATATTCCTGGGTTTTCACCTTGGATGATGTCATGCGCGCACCCGGCGATTCTACTCACGCTATATGGATTTCGGGTTCTAGAGCTACTAGTAATTCATATACCGCGGAGACAGGTTCGACTGGCGTGCTAACTGCTGGATACAAAAAGTTTACATCTCCGATGTTCGGTGGCTTCGATGGCTGGGACGTAACTGAAAAAGATCCTATTAGAAATCGGTATATTGATACCGGCACCGAAACCACAAATTATGGCTATTACACTGTCAAGAAAGCGATTGATATGGTGTCCGACGCTGAGTTTGTTGAATACGACTTGCTGACGTTTCCTGGTGTTACCAACCAGTCATTGAATAATAGAATAATTAATGCTGCGGAAGATAGAGCTGATGCTTTAGCAATTATTGATCTGGACGGTAATTTCGAGCCGTTGCATGAAACAAATGCCACAGAAACGGCCCGGCGCGGCAGCGTGACTACCACAGTTAATAACCTTAAGAGTATGAACATTAATTCAAGCTATGGATGTGCTTTCTATCCGTTTGTGCAGATCAGAGACTTGCTCAACGACGCTATTTTATACGTCCCACCTTCAGTTGTCGCTCTAGGGACTTTTTCAAGTTCTCAGCGTAAATCTGCGGTTTGGTTTGCCCCTGCCGGCTTCACGCGCGGCGGCCTGAGCGAAGGCTCTTCAGGCCTTCCTGTAATTGGTGTTAGGCAGCGCCTGACTTCAGACGATAGAGACAAATTATATGATGCTAATATTAATCCGATTGCGACATTCCCCGCTGAAGGGATCGTGATCTTCGGTCAAAAAACCTTGCAGGTGACACCATCGGCTCTTGACCGGATTAATGTTCGTCGGCTTCTTCTCTACCTCAAAAAGGAAATTTCTACAATTTCTTCGAGGCTGTTATTCGAGCAAAATGTTCAGGCCACGTGGGATCGATTTACCGGCAAAGTTGTTCCGTTCCTGGAAAATGTCAAATCAGGCCTAGGGTTAACCGATTTTAAAGTTGTTTTGGATTCTACCACGACTACCCCAGACTTGGTTGATAGAAATATTTTATATGCTAAAATTTTCCTAAAGCCGGCGAGAGCGATTGAGTTCATTGCCCTAGACTTCATTATTACAAGAAGCGGAGCTTCATTTGATGATTAAAAAATAATTAACTACTATTTATTGTAGGGACCACAGGAGACAATATTAAATGTTCTTTACAGACACAACTTTCGAACCAAAAAGGAAATTTCGTTTTACCATGGTTTTTTCTGAACAGCCGGATATAACGTTCATGTGCACAAAAGCTGGGAAGCCAAGCTACACTTTGGAGGCTACACCACATAGATTTTTGAACCATGAATATAAGTTTCCAAATATTGTAAAGTGGCAAGATGTTAATGTTTCTTTTGTTGACGCTAGAGACCCGAATGTTGGTTTCAGATTTTTTAATATGCTGCAGCAGGCCGGCTATCAAATACCTTCTGGCTTGAACGCGGATAACGGTATCGGGCTGACTAAGGAATCATCTACTAATGCTCTTGGAAGTGTTTATATTCGTCAGCTTGACGGCGGTGCACGCGATATCGCTAGCGATCTCTCGGTACCAGGTGGTATGGGCGCCCCCCATCCTGCTAAAATCGTCGATCAATTCGAGTTAAAGAACGCATTTATCTCTTCAGTGAAGTGGGGCGAATTAGATTATTCGCAAGACGCTTTGGTTAATATTGATATCACAATTAAATATGACTATGCCAATTTCGCTTTAGGGCCTGGTGACTGAAAATAAAAGAGAGGCTTAAATGAGAAACAACCAACGGCGCCTTCAAGACGTCCAGGCCCCCACGCCGCAGCCGCAGTCACAGGCGCCTGGCATGGTATATGCAGTGCCTACTGATTTTGTCGAGTTGCCCTCGCGCGGCATGTTTTATCCTGCGGATCACCCGCTTTGTGGCAAAAAGACAATTGAGATTAAATATATGACAGCCAAAGAGGAGGATATATTATCTTCTGCTACTCTTATTAAGAATGGTTTGGTCATCGACCGTTTTTTAGAAAGCATTATTGTTGATACTGCAATTGATCCTGAAACACTTTTAGTTGGCGATAGAAACGCTATGATGGTGGCGTCTAGATCAACAGCTTATGGCTATGGATACGATTTAAATGTCGTTTGCAATGATTGCGATCGAAAATCAACTTATACTTTCGATTTGACAAAATCAAAAATGGTAGAGAATTGTTTTGACGATGAGTTTTTAAAATTAATTAATTGTAGCTACAATAAAGAAAAATGCTCTTATGAAATAAATTTGCCCATATCAAATATCTTAGTAGGCGTAAAATTGTTAACAGGCGCCGATTTGTTAGACTCAATTGATTTAGATGAAAATTTAGTGACAAATATCCTTTCACAATTTGTTGTATCTGTTAACGGCGATATGACCCCAGCTATTGTAAAAGACTTTATTCAAAATATGCCGGCCGGGGATTCAAAGTTCTTAAGGGATCGATATATGAAGCTCGTCCCCAACATAGACTTGACACAAGGGTTCTTCTGTAACCACTGTGGCGCTTCTGAAGACAAGGAGGTTCCGCTGTCTGCGGAATTTTTTTGGCCTAAATGATGAGTATATGGAAGGGGTGTACGATCAGTTCTTCATCTTAAAATACCATGGATCCTGGAGCTTTGTTGAGGCCTACAACCTCCCTGTTGGCTTGCGTAAGTGGTTTTTAAGAAAGCTAAAGGAACAATTTGAATTCGAGGCTGAAAGTAGAGAGCGCTAAGCTGCTTTTTATTTTTTCATGTAACTATTTATATTGATTGTTCCTGGGAGATATATAAGTGGCAAAACCAAAAGATCCAGATTCGCCTGTAAGCATAGCCTCGGACCCGAAAAGGTTGAAGGAGATTGCAGATAGTTTGGATGAGGTCAACGCAAAAACTACAGAGTTGACTGACAAACAAGGCGCCGCTGCGATGATAGCCTTAGAGGTCATTGAAACTTTAGAAAAACAATCAAATTTGTATCAAAGGCTGCTTGAAGAAAAGCGAAAACAAATACAGCTGGCGACGACGGGATCCCGTGAGGAACAAGATGCTACTTCTGCAAGAATAGAAAGAGAAATTGAAGGCATAGAAAAAGCAAAAGGGATATACGAGGGCTCGATTAAAGACAGAAAAAAGCTTTTGCAGGGTGATTTAAAAGAAGAAATCGAGACGTACGAGAAAAAGAAGGCTGCTCAGATAGTCTCCGGCCGCGTACGAAAAGACCTTGTTTCCAAACAAACTAAAGATGAACTGAAGGATCTAAAAAAGTTTGTAGTCGGATCTGGTAAAGCAGCAATGGATGGCGCCAAAAATTTGGTTAGTTCCGCTGGGCCTATTCTGACAACATTATCAGTCTTTAAAAAAGACTTGACCTTGGACAGAGTCCTTAACAAGATGAAAAGAGAAGCCGCGGAGTTTGATGACAATTATAGAGATATTGTCAAGGCGACTGGTTTGCATTCAAAAGGGATACACGATGCTTTCACCTTCGCTATAAGCCCTGATCATCTTGATTTTGAGGGGATAGACAAGCCTATGAAAAATATAGGTATCCACTCAAAGGAGGCCGGCCTCGCAATGCAAGACGTTCTAGCAGGCGCCTCAGCTTTCCGACCTTCTTTCATGGAGGCCAATAAAGAAACTTCTGCTTTTACTGTCAACTTGGTTGCTGGCTTAAAGAAGATTGGTGTCTCTCAGAAAGATTCTGTTAGGGGCATTGATATATTTAATAAAGCATTGGGCAAGACGCCTGATCAAGCTAGCAAGGCGGTTAGACAATTATATTCAGTAGCAAATTCACTGGAGATCGACGTCGGCAAAGCTTTTAAAGACTTTGGGGCTTTGATGCCTACGATTGCAGCTTATGGCGACCGCGCCGTGGAAGTTTTCGGTGAGCTTGAAGCACAAGCTAGGGCCACCGGCGTGGCAGTCGGCAAATTAAACGAATTTGCGGCCGGCCTCGATACGTTTAAGGGCGCCGCAGAAGTCGCTCAGAGGTTCAATGCTGTTTTGGGCGATACGTTCCTGTCTGTCACTGACTTGGTTGAAGCAGACCCCGCTGATAAGATCGGGATGATACAACAAGCCATGGCGGATGCTGGTATAAGTTTTGAAGACGCCGACCGCCGCATAAAACAAGTTATAACATCTGCCTTGGGCCTTAAAGATACTGAGACCGCAGCCCGCATATTCGGCGGCAAAGAAGAGTTTGAAGAGGCAAAAGAAGGGTTGGACATGCAGGAGGCCTCGCAGGAAAAATTAACAAAGAGGATCCAAGATTCGCTAACACAAGCTGAAACACTTGAAAGAGGTATTAGCAAGCTAGGAGCAGGCTATCGTGATTTTGCTACAAGAACAAGAAAATTAGCTGTAGGCGGCGCCAACGCGATAACCAGATCATTTGAAAAAACAGCCGACCAGACAAAAGTCGGAGAACATCATGCAATTGGTATGTTGACAGCATTCCAAGGCATGTCCGGCGCTGCAGGAGAGTTTCAAAATCAGCTAGGCCCTGGGTTAAAACAATTGAAAAAA